CTTGGCTTGACGCTTATTTTTAAGCTCTTTTCTATCTAATTTTTTCACGGAGTTTTCCTTAGACTTATCCTATGCGCTAAAACAGTTTATTTTAGCGGTATACTGTATTTATAATAAATCATTCTTCCCTATAACCTCAATTATGTTATTTCTTCCCATCTCATAGCACCAACAGCATCGTTTCCATTTGTAGAACCTGTTGCTGCAAGTGTGATAATAATACCGTTGTTACTTGCTGCAAAAGGATCTCTTTCCAACTGATATGCAAACAGTGTTTCTCTTCCAAGATTTACCGCTTGCCCACCAGCACCCGCTGACACGTTCACATATCCAACTTGAGCATCACGACCACCTGTAACTGTAGTTGCGGTTGTATCATATTCTATAGGTGAATCTGCACTAGCAGGGGTCCAAGATGCACCATCTAATGTTCCACCAATAATAATTTTGTAGCGATAACTTGTATTGTTTGTGATACCAAAAAACTCAACATCTTTCAGTATAGCGATGGCATCTTTGAATGAATCCTTCAATCTAATTGACAAGATAGGTGTAAATGTTCCAGCTGTAGGCAAGTCTTTTGGTTCGTTAGTAGGAATGATAATGCTTCTAGATTTACCTTCTAATGTGTAACCACCTTCAGATATAACAGTAGAGCAAATTTGCTTCATCTTAGAAGCAGAAGCAGTTGTTCCTGTGTTTTCGATCTCATAACGAACAGGAAGAATGGCGGTTGTCATATATGTTGTTGTATTAAGATTATCGTTATGGAATATGTGCGCTGGAACCATAAGACCATCAACTACAAATCCACAACGGACATCGCCAACACCAAGCCATTCAACATCAATCCAAAGAATATTAGATTTAGTTATATTTAAACTTCCGCGATCAGGATGACTAGATTGAGATGATTGCCCAGTTCCATCAAACTTATCTATGTTCCAATTTGCTTGCGCAACTCTTGTTTCGCTTACTACCCCTGATGTATAACTTCTCAATACAATGTAATTGTCTGTACCATCATTCTCAAAAAATATACCATTTTCTGAATTGAAATATCCTACACGCTGTCTTAGATTTGTTTTCTGAGCGTTCATCACAAAGGTATTCATGATGAGCAATGACTTTCCTGGCTGGTATGCGAACACTCTTTTAGATTCACGGTAGCACTTATCACCCGAAGTTGTGCCTACATTCAAATCAACAATAGATTCATTTGTTTTGAACTCGGTATTTGATGTTCCGCTATTGCTTGTTGCAAACTTACCGTTGTCCTGATAACGATGAAACGAATCAAACAGAGTAAGTGGCTCTGATACTCTCAGACGACCAAACGCATCAGTGGCTGTGCCAGAAGCAGTAAATCTGCCATTAAGCATATTCACTTCATAAAGTGTTTTACCGTCTTCTCGAAACACCGATGTGTCGGTTCTAAATTGTGCCATAAATTATCCTTTAATCATCGATTATTTAGTATACTGCGCCATAAAAAAATACTCCAGGGGTAATCTGGAGTATTTAGTCGTTATTTAAAGTTGTCGAAATCAAACTTCTTCTCGGCTTTCATTCTTTGCCCGAAGTCGCTTTGATCCATAACTGGTCCAGAGTCTGTGATATCCTTCTGGGCAGTCTGCTCGACATTATAGAATCGCATCTTAGGCTTATCTAAACCAAGCACGAATCGTTTGTACCTTGATGGGTCTTTGTATCGATTCTTCAGCTGCTTGATCATAACCTGTCCAAGCTGTTCCAACTCTTCACTCGACATGATTGCAAACATCAGATCCGCTGTGGCTGGAAGACCGAAAGACTCTGAAGTATCGGTCAAGTTCACATCACTACTATCATAACCACTACGAGTCGTTTGGGTTGCAGTGACAATAGGAAGATTGAATTCCATTGCCAGACCACGAAGTTCTTCTGCGATTGCCTTGATGTAGGTGTAGGAATTGACCGAACCACTCATCTTCATACGAGAAGATGCACAGATGTTGATGTAATCAATATAGACAATATCGGGCACAAAACTCTTCTTTTGCTTCAACTCGTTCAACAAGTGACGGAAGTGTCCAGAGCCAGCCTGGGAAGTCGGATATTCCTTGATAACAAGTCTGCCCGAAGTCTTACCACGAACACGCTCGATCTTTTTCATGTAGCTTTCTTTCGGGAGAATAGCAAGATCGTCCATCGTGATGTTCAGTGTGTTCGCATCGATACGCTCGGCAATTCGTTCCTCTGCCATTTCCATAGTGACATACAAAACATTCTTACCGACAAGCAGATTGTGTGCAGCCATATGGCACATCATCATAGACTTACCGACACCAGTACCAGCCAAAATAACAGTCAGAGTTTTCTTGGCAATGCCATTACCCGTAATCAGGTTCATGTAGTCAAGATCAAATGGGATCTTTTCCTCTACACGATGATAAAAGTCGAAACGTTCTTCTGCGTCTTCCAGGAAGTCGTGACCGATGTTTGTGTCAAAGGAGACACCAAGAGCATCAGTCAGAAGTTGTGGGATAGCACCCTTGTCAAGATCCTTGCTCTTGTTGTCAAGAATCGAGATTGCATTATAGATCGCAAGGTGAAGTGCTCGGCTTTGACAGAACTGTTCCGTGTTATCGACCAACCACTCAAAGTCTTGAGGTGGGCTTGATAATTCGTTAATGAGGTCTTTGGTCTTTTTGAACAGTTCTTCTGTAAGACCATCTTGCTTGTCGAGATCGATAAAGAGAGCAGCCTTTTCAGGCACTCGGTTGTATTTGTTCGCATAGTTGCTTACAAGGTCAAAGGCGATCTTGTATTCTCGTGCAGTAAAGTATTCGCCCTTAATGTGGGGGAGCACTTTCCACAGGTAATTTTCGTTGCCTATCATACCAGACAGGATGGTTTTTTCTAAGGACATGCGTGACTCCAATGATGCTTCATTATAACCGAAACCTAACTGCCTGTCAATATAAATACCCCGTAACCTGGAGATCTTATGATTAACGAAGAGCTTGATTTAACGCTACAATACCATGACGAATTAAACCCAAAGCTTTGGGTCGATGAAGATAAGTTAAAACCTATCGTCCGTGAACATCTTTTGAAAATAGCCAAAGTATGGGCTAAGACCGCCAAGATCGAAGATGATGCCATTGAGGACATTATCATTACTGGCGGTAATGTCAATTACAACTACACAAAGCAGTCGGATATTGACATTCACCTGGTTGTGGATATGAAGAAAACAATATTCACAGATGAAGAGCAGATGCGTCTATTCATGCTTGCCAAGAAAGACCTATGGGCATTGCAACATGATGTTAAAATATACGGACTTCCTGTTGAAGTGTACGCCCATAGTCACCAAACCAAAACACCAAAATCCCAGGGTGTCTATTCAATCTATTCTGATAAGTGGACTGTCAAACCAAAGAACCTGAAGTTGAATTTCAACAATGACGTTGGTCTGAAGCACAAGATCGAAGAACAGATGCACCGTATTGATTCGGTTATCAACGGGCGTGGTACAGTCAAAGAAGCCAGCGATCTAAAAGACAAGCTGGCTTCGTTGAGAGCAACATCGATTCAAAGGGCTGGTGAATTTGCCATTGAGAATCTGGTATTCAAAGACCTACGAAACCGTGGGTACATCGACAAGCTAAAGAATTATATCCGAAGCAAGGTCGATAGAATGCTCACTCTTCGCTAACATCATAAGCCGAAGCTACTTCTTCATCAGAAAGAATAGATCCGTTTGACACCTGGTACATATCACGCACCGCTTGCTTGAATGATTCATCATTCAGAATGGGTGTCCAGAATGCAGCAGTATCGGTATCTTTTGCACGGAACTTCTGAGCCTCGATCTCACCAGTTGTCTTATTGACACGCGAATACCAACCATTGGATGGTTTCATAACATGACCAGTTTCCTGGGCGATTTCAAGTAAACCAGACCAGCGACTTAAACCACCTTCGAAACTTACGGTAATAGGGATCTTCATCTGTTCTTTTACATGGCGAGATTTCTCAACCTTGATGATGAAGTTGTAGCCAAGTAATTCAGTACCGTCTTTCTCTTGCTGTCTTCCGATGATGTAGATGTTATCCGAAGAATAGTATGATCCTGTACCACCACCAACAACATCTTTAGCATACAGTTCCATTGTTTTGTAGGTATGGTTGACCACATGCATTGGAATATCTTTCATGGTGAGCAGCGGTGTCACCATTCGAAACAAAGACTTCAGCTGCTTAGCGCGAGACATATCTGCGGTTGATTTACCTTCTAGCGCATCATCAACTTCTTTCTTGGACGCAAGGTTACCAACAGAATCGATCATGATGAATACTTTATCACCACGGTTGATACCTTCAAGTTGCTTCATAATATCAAACTTCAGAAGCTCAATGTTGACTAGTGGTGTGTGAAGAACACGCTTCATGTCAATACCAACAGACTCAAAGTAAGACAGCGGTGTACCGAATTCTGAATCATAGAACAGCAACACAGAGTCTGCGTACTTGTCCATGTAGGCTTTAGCCATAAGCAAAGTAAACAGAGTCTTGAAGTGTTTGGATGGACCACACCATTGTGTAAGACCTGGAGTGAAACCGCCATCAACATCACCAGCAAGGGCAATATTCAGGGCTGGTACGGATGTGCTTACCATATCCTTCGTATTGAAGAAGGACGAATCAGACAGAACATCTGACTCTTTAATCGTAGAATTTTTTGATAACTTTGCTAATAGGGACATATGCATCTCACGGTAAAGGAATATTATACCACATTTCTAATCAATCGGCAACCAGCTTATCGATCCTAACTTTAAACTCTTTGATTTTAGCTTCTCGGTCTGCCCAAAGAATATAAGGTTTATCTGCATTTTTCATCAGATTATTAAGCAGCGGTACGATCATCTTGTAGAGAGCGTCACGCTGATCTTTGTAATATTGTGCTGTTTTTGTAGCATCAGTAACGGCTTTTAGTTCGTCTTCGGTGACTGCGGAAAATCCGAAGTCAAAATCCATATCCAGGTCTATGTCTGACATACTTATCCTCATGTGAAAAATCTATCTAGGGTTAATTTCTTTTCATAATTCCAACCGATAACCTTTAACACGCTATTCAGTGGCTCAATGAAAGTCTTGTGGAACTGTGTATCATAATCAATGTAGGGTGCGACATTAAATTCTACTGGCAACTCGCCTGGGCATGAAATGACATTACCGCCTGACGGGTTTGGTACACGCAGATAGCAAAACTTGATCTTGTCTGAACTCGATACCAACGGATACTTATTGCCAACATCATACTTGTTCACTAGGTAGTTATACACCAAAGCACCACGAGCATGAATCGGTGTACTCTTTTTGTATACCGTATTTTTATCACTATATTTCTCAAGGTTGTTCACACCACGGGGGAAAGCCACTTCTTCGAAACTAGACGAAAAGAACTTGGTTCTGAAATCAGATACGAATTTGATTAGATCATCCTCGGTCTTCTGCATGATAATCTTAAAGCCTTCCTTAATCGCAACACGACAGATACCTGGAGTCGAAGACTTGATAGCTTCCATGCCCATAATCTTCAGCTTAGGCTCCTTGAAACGTTCACCCTCAAGGTCATACATGTTGAGAATGTAGTGCTTCTTGGCTGTCCAGATACCACGGTCTGCAATGGCTTCACGCTTCATGAACATCTTCTGAGCATAAGCATTCATGTGGTCTGCAAGGTTCTCGTATGACTTGTTAATAACCTTTTGGACGTATTCGTTGCAGAACTTGTCCAGAGCAGTGACGATATCATCGACTGGCTGATTACCCATCTTATCAACAACCTTTTCCATCGTGATGTAAAGGGAGTCGGTATCAGAAGCAACAACATAATCCTCGCCTTCTGTTTTCAAGAAGTCGTTCAGATAGATGTTCATGTCGCGTTCCATCCAACGGATAGACAGCTGACCAGACATGGTGATAGACTCGGCATTTCTCAAATCATACCAACGGAAATACTTGTTACCAAGAGCACCGTAGGCTGAGTTGAGCTGAATCTTCTTTGCCATTTGCATGTTGTGGCACTGATCCACTCGGTTCGCAAGACGCTTGCGTTCCGCAGGGTCTGCATCATTACCAAGAGCCTTCAGCTGCTTGTTGGCAGACTTCTTCTCGTTGTTCCACCACACACGATCATCGTATTTGGTCTGCATCAATTCACCCAGGAAACCTTGTACGCCACGATCAAAGGTCCAACCACAGGCACTGACAGTAAGATTTTTTGCTATCAGATCTGATCGAACTTCATCGCTCAAACCATTCTCAAGAATGGAATCAACGTTGATACCATCGATATGATTCATGATTGTTTCAGGGCTGATGTTGTACTGCATGATAAGATGTGGGTACAGTGAGTTCAAGTCAAAAGACACGACCCACTTACTCATACCGATCTTAACATCCTTGACGAACCCCCCACCAAAAGTCTCGTCACTTTCACTGACCTTGACAAAAGGAACGACAATGTTTCGATCCATAAGGTGGTTATGAATGATAACATCCCACATACGAACTGTAGTCAATGTGTCAGAGTAGGTGATCTTCGCATCGTATGCCATAGCAAACACTTGCGAGATAAACTTCTTCTGGGCTTCAAGCTTATCTACCAGTTCAACGTCTCGAATGTTGTAGTCGATGAACTTCTGATAATCGTTTTTATACAACGCAAGCAACGAACCATGCTCGGAGTAATCGAGCTTCTTTTCACCCAATTCATACTCAGCAATATGATCCAGCTTGTAGGATTCCTGGGGTGTGTACGAGAACTTCTTGTACAGCTGTAAGTAGTCGAGAACCGTGATTCCGACAGGAACAAACGTTTCGTTCTCTTTCCCCATGATCTCGATCTTCTTCTGGTCGAGCAAACGCCAGGGCGACAGAGTACGAGCTTCTTCAGCACTCAACACTTTCGTGATTCGGTTCACCAGATACGGCACGTCAAAGAACTCAACGTTCCAACCAGTCAGAACATCGGGTGTGAGGAACGGTGCGTTCCATGCCATAAGGAATTTGCGAAGCAGATCGCGCTCATTTAAGCACTTGACGTAAGTCACACGAGAGTCGGTTACCGTGTAATCCTTGCAACCAAACACATAGAACTTGTTGTTCTTCGACAAACAGATAGCCGTGACTTCTTTGTCGGCTTTCTGAATATCAGGAAACCCATCATCGGCTGCGACCTCGATATCCATATTGACAACAGAGATCTTAGACTCGTCATACTCGATGGTCTTTGGGAAGTAGTCGTTGATGAATGGGTATGCGTAGTTCGTCATACCATAGATTTGGAAGCCATGAACATCGTCATAACGACTGACAAAATCCCTGGCTTCAGACGGCGTATCGAAGTCAACTCGATCTACAGGCTTTCCATCCAGGGTTTTGTACTTACTATCATCCGATTTAGAAGGCACGAACAGATATGGTTTGCACACATGCTCTTCTCGGATACGAGCACCATTGTCGTATCCACGGACGAGAAGTTTACCCCTGTGTAGGTGTACATTAGTATAAAAAAGCATTACAACTCCATAATAATCCCTGCATTATACAGGAAAACAACTCACAATTCAAGACACCTTATCGGGTATCTTTCTTAACACCAATGTTATATTTTGCAACCAGTTCCCACTCATTCTTCTCTTTGTGAGTCAGAATCTTTATCTGATTCAAAGGAGACTTCGGGGTTTCTGCTTTTGCTTTGTTTACGATCTTCACCAGACCCCACTCTTCAAGAAGAAGCGCGATGGTGTTTCTGCGGGATAGATCGTCTTCAGAGAAGTCTGTACCTTTACCATCTAGGGCAAACAACTCTTTAAAGTGCACTATGTAATAGCGACCTTGTTTGTGTAGGATATGACAGGATTGATAAAGCTTGTTGTCCTTCCTAGACGCTACACCGATTCTTGTTAATGTTTCACGGACTTTCAGAAAATCATCTTCATGTCCTAGTTCTACCTCAATTAATGATTGTAATAAACTCATGGTTCACCTGTTTTTAATTTTTCTTTTATCAGGTGAAGCTGCTTCTCAGTCAATACTCTCAGTGCATCACTAGCCTTTTGCGTATTCAACCCATAATACTGCTTCACCGCTTCCAGGTCGAAATCCTCACTTGCCTTAGCCCACTTAGCATAGCGTTTCTTCTTCCTAACGATATTTATAAGATAGTCGAATTGAAGCTTCTTATCTAGGTTTGGATACTGGTTCATCACGTTTGCATACATGATGGTATCCACATGCTGAGACAGACCACGGTTGATCAGAAATGGCTGATAATCGGACTCGGCTAACTGGTCGTTATCCGTACCAGTCATTAAGTCCGTTTTATCATAATTGATAGCATTCAGATAATCAAAAGGATTACTCATCTTCCTCACCATTCATGTGACCACATTTCTCACATTCATGGGGATTCATCTGTTGGACCATATCTTGCAGACTGCTCGTGCACCAGCAACAAAAGGCAACAGGAATGATACCGAAGTATCCTCGGATATCACCATCATCTTCATCCAGTTCTGACGAGCAGATGCTGCACTCTTTCAGGTTCATAGCGTCCATTGCGCCAGTATCTTCCACTTTCACTTTCTTCTTACGAGCCATAATTAATCCTTAAATTCAACTTGAACCATAATCTCTGCCATACAAGCAGCCAGATTGATTTCATGATCTGTGACAAACGCATTCTTGTATTGGTACTCAGCAAGGATAAGAACAAGCTGTGGGATAGAAGAAGGTTTGATGTACTTAACTGCGTTATCATACAACGCCCTGAACAGCCTACTGGTGTCCTGGTCGGTGTTCTCTGATACCCACTGGCGAACCTCGGTGAAGTTACGCTCTTTCATCAGCATGATTAGCTGATTCAAAGATACCTCGCTGAAGTTAGAAAGGATACCGCTGTCAATTGAACCAGTAGCGGAATATCGTTGCAGTTCATTAAGACACTTACGCCAGTCAGGATAGTATTTCTTAATGACTCCAGCAACAGCTGCCTGATCGTATTTGATAGCATTCTCGCCCAGGATATTTTGTACACGCTTGTAGAACAAAGCAGCAAGCTTAGGTGCATCTTCCTTTTGAAACGAGAAATTAATAACGCTGAATCGACTCTGGAGTGGCTCCATAATCTTATTCAGGAAGTTACAGGTCAGAATGAAACCGCAGTTCTTACTGTACTCTTCAATGAAATTACGAAGTGCTGGCTGTGTTGCATGGGTAAGATAATCGCCTTCATCGATGATCACATACTTGCGACCACCAACGAAAGAAACCGTAGATGCAAACTGTTGGATTTTTGTTCGTAGCACATCGATGCTACCATCGAGAGAACCATTGATTACAATGTAATCGCTACCGATCTCTTCAAGCAAAGCACGGGCAACGGTTGTTTTACCGATACCAGCACGTCCAGTCAGAATGAGATTGGGAACATTCTTATCCTTGATAAACTGTTTGAAAGTTTGCTTCAGATCATCGGATAGGATACATTCGTCAATAGTTTTAGGGCGATACTTCTGCGCCCAAAGATAGTCTTCCATCATCATATAAAATAACCTTATTCAAATTTGCTTGTGATATCACCAGAGATCCAGTATTCCACATCATCAGAATACAAGTATGCAAACCCCTGTTCAGAAAGCTTAACATTATAATTATCAGAAAGCAACTTCATGTTTTCAGCTTTGAAAATAAACTGGAAACACTTGTCGGTTTTACCAACAACATAAGAATAGGTATCGCCAGTAGGGTTTTTAACATCAATGGCTTTTATGTAAATGTTGTTACCATCACCCGTGAAAGCGATTTCAGGCAGTTGTAGAATGCTCAAGCCCTTATTAATCGATGCGAAAACATCCTGGTTGAGCGTGAATTCAACATTGCAGTTGCTAGTATCAATTTCCTTCTCAGGTGCTGCGTAGATCATTGATTTATCAGCAGAAGTAAAGTTGACGTGGCGAGTACCATCATCACTGGCAATGACAAGTTGTTTATCATTGACAGTGATTGCAGGGGTTTCGAATAACGACAGAATACCGATAAAGCGGTTTAGGTCATAAACCGCAAACTCTTTATCAACAGCAGCTGAAAGTTTGGCTCTCGCCATCACATTGCGTGACAGCGAGATTGTGCTCAAACGATTACCTTCACGGAACAAGATTGACGGATTGATTGTTGCAAAATTCTTCAGGATCTGAAGAGTACGTAGGTCAAACTTCATAATATAAACTCCAATGATTAAAAATTACTTCTTATGCTTCTTGTGTTTGATTTGGCTTGTGTCTGCGGTAGCCGAAGCACCGATACGAGCCAGGTCAGCAAGAGAGCCACCAAAGATGTAGGAACCAACGTGTTGCAGTTGCATCCAAGGGCACAACCAAACTTGCCCACCCATCTTCTGCACATTATAGCAGAACATATAGTCTTCTGACAAGTAGCGTTTAGAATCAGGGTCGATGATGCAGTCAAAGTAAGCATGGATCTCACGGCTACCGTCAAATGCTGCGGTACGGACGTGATCTGGCTTGTAGGACAAATGCGGGAACGCTGCTTTGTACTTCTCGAAAGTAGCACGGCGAATCATCATGAAACCAGTACCAGCTTCGGAAACTTCTGCTGGTGAGTTGATCGGGATTTCATTCTGACCGTTGCGTGGGTTGAACACATAGTCACCGACAAACTTCTCAAGCTCTTGTGGGTTCTCGTCTGCAAAACCTTTGTCAACGGCTTGCTTAATCTTTTCCCAGGAGATACACTTCTTAGGATACGGACCAGCCAGAACGTCATATGGGCTTTCATCGTCTTGAATAGCCATTAGAGCCAGAACGTCATTTGGATTGAATCCAATGTCGCTGTCGATGAACATCAGGTGAGATGCTTCACTACGCAAGAATTCATCTACGCAATAGTTACGAGCACGGGTAATCAACGATTCGTTGAATAGGAAATAGAACTGGATCTGAATTCCGTGGGCAGCACACATTGCAGAAAGATCGGCAATAGAACGGGTATACATACCAGCACATTGACCGCCATACATTGGGGTTGCTACAAACAGCTTACGCTTTCTCAGTTCTTCAATTGGGACTTGGACTTTAAATGACATTATCACTCCTTATAATAAAACAATAGTATACCACTAAACTGGCAAAAAATCAATACTTACCTGAAGTCTTGAACCAGTCACCTTTCAATTGAAAACCACCACCAGAGGCAGCAAATATGCGTTCACATTGCGTGTTGCATTTCGGACAGGATTGCTCACTGTCCGATTCTTGCATTCTGATTAGCTTTTCAAAATCACCATGCTTTTGGCATGAATATGTATAAATGGGCATTAATTAATTTTCACCCTTTCTCACTGTAGCTGTATTTGATTCTTTATCAACATCAACAGCAAACTTACCAGCACGTACAACATTCTTTGCACCACCTTTCATACGAAGACCAGCAATGATGCCCTCACCTTTTGGAACGCTGTTGTACTTGTGATCCAAGTGACGGTGATCGTGCTCGTCACCATCTACAACACGATACTTCTTACCAGTTTCTTCGTCATGGACATGAGTTGGTAGACCACCAGCTGGGCGATTACGGGCAGAAGTCTGAACTTTGAATACCATCGATGCCACACCACCTTTATCCAGGTGCTTGCGTACATCCTTCCAGTTGCTGTCTTCGTGATTGATACCAGTAGAAGACATGGTTAGGTGATAGTTGCTTGGGGTCTTGGTGCTCTTTGTGCGACCAGCAATTTTAGTGTAGTCGTAAAACTTAACATCTTTGTGTTTCTCGAACAGCTGTGGTGCTAGTTGTTCGTGTGGAATATCACTGGTTCCGTTCAAACGGACAGCCAGTTGCTTACCTTTCTTTTGGGCAGCAGTCTTGGCAGATGTGATTTCCTGGTCAAGCTTTGCGTAGAAGTGGGTTGGATGATCAAACATCAATTTGGTACGCCAGATCTTAGCGTCTTTAGTTGGGCGCATATGGGCGCGACCAGCTTCTTTACCCAGGCAAGCAGCTTTACATTCTTTCGATGCTGCTGGGCAAACGTCAACACCAGACATGGTAGAAGGCGCAAGGAACAGAGCCTTTGTATCATGATCTGGCATCTTTTCTCCGTTCTTGGCAAGCTTTGGGTTTGCCGATTCAGGAGTCATCATTTTTTTGGATTCAATACCCTTTGCTTCGGCGTGGATTTCCTTCTGTCTTTCTGGCGTTGCGCCGAAGTATTCAGAAGCACCTCTTTTCAGTTTGTGCCAAGGGTTGTTTGGATTATAGTTTCCACCATCTGCTTCACTGATAATATCATCAAAGAACGAATCATCAATAGCGTAGGTTTGGATCTCAGACTCAACGGTCTGTTCAAGCTGCAAGCGGTCTTGAAAAAATTGTTTGAAATTTAGCATCATGTCCTCAAATAGATGGGTTTACCCTCTATTTAGCATCCGTTGGACTTGCATCCAGATCGACAATTTCTGCGTCAATTTCTTCAAAATCTGTCTGCTGTGCGTACCCGCAACGGATACAGGCTTTGTATGTTATCTCAAAGTTCTCTGCCCTGAATACCAGGGTCTTGGTTTCATGACCAAATATCAGGCAGACTAATTCGCGGTATATTTTTTTTATCATAAGAAAA